GTGGACTTGGTATCAGATGTTAACGAGTTTATAGCTAGGGGTAAGGTATTTTGGGGTGGGGGTTTTGCTGGAGTAGAACAAGGTGAAGTTGCCTTAGAACAGAGCAAGGTTTCATTGGAAACAAGTAAAAATCCACCAGAAGTAAATGTTGAAAAAAATGCAATAGTATAAATATAGAAATAACACTTGGTGTTTGCATAATTATAGAATTAAATAGTAATAATAAGTAGAACAAATAAATAATGTGTTGGGCGAATAGTCGCATGACATGGTATTAGGGGGAAATAAAATGCCAGAATTTACACAAGAACAAATTGACAAGATGATTGAAGAAAAAGTAAGCGAAGCTAAAAAAGGATTATATGACGAAACAGAACTCAATAAAAGGATTACTTCAGAAGCAGATAGACGGGTAGAAACTGGTATCCAAAAAGGACTTGAAACTCAAAAAGAAAAGTGGACAAGAGAACTGCAAGAAAAAGCAAAACTTAGTGCAGACGAACTCGCCAAAAAAGAATATGAGGAAAAGTTATCTGGATTAACAGTTAAAGAAAAAGCAATCCAAAAAAGAGCGAATAAAATAGATGCAATGGATATGTTATCTGGGGCATCAATACCAAAAGCACAATACGAAAAAGTGTTAAATGTATTGGTTACAGATGATGATGTATCGACCAAAGAAAATGTTAATAACTTTATATCAATGTTTAATGATGCTAAAAGCGAAATTGAAACAAGGATTAAAAGTGAATTTTCAAAGGTTACTTCGCCAAAGACTGGTGGAGAAAAAAGTTCTTCAAAAGAGGACTTTACTAAAATGGGTTATCGAGAAAAAGCAAAATTTAAAACCGACTTCCCAGATTTGTATAAAGAATATATAAAATAAAGGAGATAACAAATGGCTGGAACTAATTTAGGTTTTCCATATGATGAAGAAATATTTAACTACTCGTGGAAATCTGTGCCTGATTTAATATTGACTTCAATGATAGATTCGGGAGCAGTAGTAGTGGATTCTGAAATAGCGAATCTTATTTCTAATGGTTCAAACTTCTTCACAGTACCATTCTATAATATATTGGGTGGAACTGAAGATGTATACAATGGTGTTAACGGATTTACTGGTGCTACACTAGATGGTGGAAGCTATTCTGGTTGCGTATTCGGTAGAATGGGAAAATGGTATGCTAAGTCTTTTATAAAAGATTTTAACTCTGGTGCTGACCCAATGTCGCAGATAATTGATGGAGTTGCTAATTTCTGGATAAAAGCAAGACAAACAAGACTTGTTGGTATATTAAATGCTGTCTTTGCAATAAGTACAACTGCATGGGATTTACATAAGAAAGATATTACTTCTTCTACTACTGTATCTGATGCTAATCTAATAGGTGCTACTAGCATTAATGATTTGGCAGTACAGGCTAATGGTGATAATGCACAGGGTTACTCTCTCGCTATCATGCATTCTGTTGTTGCTAATAAATTAGCTAACCTACAGTTGCTTGAATATAGCAAGTATACTGATGCTAGTGGTATTACTAGAAGTCTTCCTATAGGTACTATCAATGGTAAGACTGTTGTTATAAATGACAATGTTCCTGTAGTTGATTCCTCAATAGCAGACGAGAAAGAATATACCAGTTACTTACTTGGTGCAGGAGCAATAAGATATGCATCAGCACCTGTTGATGTTCCTTCAGAAATGGACAGAAATCCAGAAACAAATGGTGGAATGGACATGCTTTATACTAGAATCAGAGAATGCTTAACACCAGCTGGTTTCTCCTTTGTAGGGGATGTTACAACTGACGTAGGTATTCCAGATGCAGTATTACTAGCAAGTGCAAGTTATGAATTGAAAATGCCAGCGAAATCAATCTTCATGGCAAGACTTGTAACAAACGGATAATTAAAACTTATGGGGAGTTGAAAAATACTCCCTTTTATTTTTAAAAGGAGAATCTATATGGCTCAATTAGATGTTTTAAAAACTGTATTAGGTACTCCGAGTGTTACAGATGCTTTGTTAACATTTTACTTGGATAATGCTGGAAATATAATAAAAGAACTTCGTGATTCTAATATAGTTGAATCGAAATATGAAACTACCCAGATTAAAATAGCAGTGGAATTGTTTAATAAACGTGGAGCAGAAGGTCAAAGTGGTCATAGTGAAAATGGTATAAATAGAAGTTATGAATCAGCTGATGTTTCTCATTCATTGTTATCACAAATAACTCCATTCGTTAGAACTCCATTCGGTGGAACGAGGGTGGTTGTATGAGAACACTGGAAATAAATAAAACTAAATTATGGTATGTTAATATTATATCCATTACCGATAAAATAGATGGTGATGGATTTTTTACAGGGGAGAAGATTAACACTTATGGAACTCCTGCTATTATATATTTACCACTTTATCCAGCTAATGGTAGAGTATCAGAACAAATTTTTGGCAAGGATGCTCAATTAGATATGGTTGCAGTTAGTAATAATGTAGAACTGAATAAAGACACCTTGTTATTTTTATCAACTCCAACTACTATTCTTATGATACCACTTATGACTATAAAATTAATTCTATTGCGATTAGTCTAAACACTTTTAACTATGGATTAAAAAAGAGGGTATAATGGCTAATTATGATGTGATGGTAGACTTAGATTTTAATGATATGTATCTCGCTACTCTTACAATGAAAAAAGTTCAACGTGCAGTAGAACGAGGTGTTGAAAAAGGTGTTGAAGAACTAGCCATACGGATGAAGGAAAAAATGATTGAGTTCATGGGAGAGTATACACTTAAAGATGGTGATACTTTAGCATCTAGTAGATTGGCACAAACTATAAATATACTCCCTCAAGCTACTGGGATAAAAATTGAAGTTGGTGGTGAGTACGCAACATTCGTTGAATACGGAACAGGAATTGTTGGAAGCCGTAACCCACATCCTATGCCAGATGGTTGGGTGTATGACCCTAAAGGTTATGGGGAAGATGGCTGGTCCTATATTAAAGAAAATGGTAAAGTTGGATGGACTGCTGGTCAATCGAGTAAACCATTTGTTTATCGCACTTGGTTTTGGGCAAGAGGAAGTGTACATAATATTGTAATGAAAAATGTAAGACGGGAAGTCAAAAAAGTTAGAGGGGTGAGATAATGGTAGATGTTGCTAATGAAGTACTAAGTGCTTTGAAAACTGCACTTGGAACTATTCCAATATTAACTGAATATCCTTCAACTACACCTACATTTCCTTGTGTCATATTTGAAGAAAAGATAAATACAACTGATGTTGGAACAGTAGACACTTCTGGTGAAACTCACTCTGATGTTTCTTTTGAAATAAATATGTTCTCAAATGCCAGTGATAAAGTTACTGTTGTTAGGGGAATACGAAATACAGTTGATGAGGTAATGAGTGGTGTATACAGAATGACGAGAAACGCTTCTGAACCAATTCCAAACTTCTTAGATGCTGATGTTTATAGATATATGTTAAGATATAATTTTAAGATAGATAATAACAAGAAAATTTACAGGGGGTAAAATAGATGGCTATAACAACTGCTGTTACAACTCTAAATTATAAAGTTTTAGTTGGAGATACATATGCTAAATTGGTAGATATTGTAAATTATCCAGATATGGGTTCTACACCTTCCAAGTTAGATACTACAGATTTGTCACAGAGTACTTTCAAAACTTCGATACTTGGATTACAAGAAGTTCCAGATTTGGCTTTCGAATGTAACTATGATGAAGCAAAATATAATACAATAAAAGGTCTTAGTGCAACATACTTCTTTGAACTTGTGTTTGGTACTGCCGATGGACACTTCACATGGCAAGGACAGATTAGTATTTTTGCTAATGGTGCTGGGGTAGACGAAGTCAGAAAAATGACTGTTACGTTATCTGCTTCTACTGCTATTACATTTGCAACTAACTAAGAAAGGAGAAATTAAATGGCTATAAGTACTGCTATAACGACTTTAAAATCGTCTACAACACAGGGTGGAACATACACAAAGTTGCTTGATATAATTGGTTATCCAGATATGGGGTCAACTCCTTCTAAGTTGGATACAACTGACTTAACTCAACCTACATTTAAAACAAGTGTACTTGGACTACAGGAAGTTCCAGATTTGACATTTGAAGCGAATTATGATGAAACTATTTATAACACTATACGGTTAATGACTGGTACATTTTGGTTTAATCTTGAATTTGGTGCTGCTGGTGCAGATGGTATATTTGAATGGTCTGGTGGGATTAGCATATTTGCTAGTGGTGCTGGTGTTGATGAGGTTAGAAAAATGACAGTGACTGTTTCTGCTGAAACTGCTATCACTTTTGAACTTACTGCATAATAATAAATAATAGAGGGAGAGATTTATGAATATTGTTTTTGATGGGAAGGAAAGAGAATTGAATTACACTTTCAACTCTTTTAAGTACATGCAAGATTTTGATTTGTTAGCAATAGAAGATGCTGAAACAAAACCTTTCAAAATAATTCCATTACTGGAAACTATGTTGTTAGGTGCATTGAATAATGATAAAGAGTATACTACCAATATTGTTTTGGTTGAGGAGTTCTTGGAAATTATGTAATTGAGGGTGACATATCTGAATTACTTAAATCTTTAATGGAACTCTTGGAACAATCAAGTTTTTTCAAGTCACTTCAAAAGAACAATCAAGGGAAGAAACCCAAGAAGAAATAAATGCTATTGCCAAATCTTTTGAAGATACTACTAAACCAGACAATAAAAATTACTACATTGCAATAATGGAAGATATACTTCCAACTGCCTTAATGATGGGGGTTAACTATGATTTATTTTGGACTTTGAATCCTAAGTCATTAACTCCATTTATTAAGGCTTTTATTTTGAAACAAAAATATGATGATACACTAGCTTGGAAACAAGGTGCTTACATTAAAATGGCAATAGCGAGTTCATTTGGTAAAAATAGTAAGTATCCACAGAAACCTTTATTGGAAGATTCTAAACTTGTTCCAAAAACACTTGAAGAAAAAAGAAAAGAAATGAAAGATAAAATGATGGGAAGAATGAATTTGATAAACAAAAAATTTGGAAAGGGGGAAGATAATGCCTAATCAGAATTT